TCAATCAGTAATCGTGACAGGTTTGCCTGCACCATTTAGCGCGACTTTTACAGTCGTTGACGCCGCGCCTTATTACTTCACAGCTGCACTTACAAATGCAGACGTCACATTGCGTCCAATTGTGCCAAACGGCAAGGCAACATTGTCAGGTTACTCAGCTGCTCAAATTTATGCCAGCACACCAGCAATTGAGTCAGCAATTTTGGCTGTTAGCGTTGAGGTCTTTCAATCACGCGTTGCAGCTGGTGGACAGATCGAGGGCGTGGACTTTGCCAGTTCGCCATACCGCATGGGTCGCAGCTTGACCAACCGCGTCAGCACATTGCTTATGCCTTATTTGGACGCCGAGACAGTGGTTCAATAAATGCCAGCAAACTCAATTGCCGAGACACGATCAGCTTTAGCAAACGCCTTTAGCGCGCTATCTGCAAACGTGTATCCAAGCGTGCCTGAGTCACCAATACCGCCAGCCATTGTTGTCGTACCTGACAGCCCATACATGGAGGTCGTGTTAATTGGCAAGGCAAAAACACAGGTCAAACTTAATTTTGCAATTACAGCCATTGTCGCCAGCAACAGCAATGCTGGCTCACTAGACAATCTGGAACAGCTCATCATCGGAATTCTTGCTGCAATGCCAGCAGGATACGTCGTTGGCGTCATTGAAAAGCCAACCGTGTTGGAAGTAGGACAAAGTCCAATGCTGGTTGCTGACATAAACGTTTCGACTTATTACACACAAACTACCTAGGAGACAAAATGCCAACGACAATCATCACTGGTCGCGATTTAGTCGTGACCATTGCAACAGTTAACTACGACGCACAGGCGACCAGCGCAGTACTTACGAACAGTCCAACCGTCGAGACATATCAAACACTTGACGGCAAGGCTTACAAGCACATTGACGATCAGTGGACTTTCGACGTTTCAATGCTTGCAGACTGGGGCGCAGCTTCATCACTATGCGAAGCATTGTGGACAGCCTGCGAAACAGCACCAAACACGGTTTTGGCAGTTTCATTAACTGCGGTAACTGGTGCAGTGTTTGCATTTAACGTCATGCCAGTATTTCCAGCAGTCGGCGGTTCAGCACCAGATGCACAGACCGTTGACCTATCATTTGTTGTTGTCGGTACACCAACCGAAACATTTAGCTAAAAACTACTAATCGGGAGACAAAATGAAACTACCAATCACAATCGAATATAACGACGGCACGCAGATCACTTACACAGCTGCGCCGCCTGAGTGGGTTAAGTGGGAAAAGCAGACAGGTAACACAATTGCACAGGCACAGGAAAAGATCGGCATTTCTGATCTTGTATTTCTTGCCTATCACGCCATGAAACGTGAAGCAGCTGGAAAGCCTGTCAAGCCGATCGAGGCATGGACTGAGACGATCTCAGAGGTCATTGTCGGTGAGGCAAACCCAAAAGCCACGCAGTCGGAAGCCTTAGCAGAATAGTCTGGGAGGTAGCCTTGGCAACAGGGTTACACCCAGATGCTTTTGAGACAGCCGAGGACATACTTACGGTCATTGAAATTTTGGAAAGGCGCGCAAATGGCTAAAGATGCAATCAGCTATAACAAGGCTGAGCTGCGCGCAATCCTTAAATCTTTTAAGGCAATGGACGACGAGGCGACAGACCAAGCCAGAGAGGCAACGTCAAAACTGGCAACGTACGTGCAGGGCAAAATTAAGTCCGCAGCTAGTACAAAGACGCGCAATCGCATTGACAATCGTGTAGCTGACGGTTCAAAGGTATCTAAATCATCAAAGATTGGTGAAATTAGTTTTGGTTATGCCAGCCAAAAATTAAGCGGCGGCGCAACCACACAACAGGTTTGGGGCGGCGTTGAGTTTGGTTCAAACAAATACAAACAATTTCCAGTCTGGTCAGGTCGTGAGGGTCGCGGTTCTCGCGGTTGGTTTATCTATCCAACATTGAGAGCTGTACAACCTGAGATCATCAAACAATGGGAACAGTCGTTTTCAAAGATAGCTAAGAGGTACGGCTAATGGCTGGCAGTCGCACCCTTAAACTTTCCATTCTTGGCGACGTTGATAATCTCAACAAATCGCTAAAATCTGCCAGCAAGGACGTCGATACTTTCGGCGACAAAATGGGCAAGGTTGGCAAAATGGTTGGCGCAGCTTTTGCAGCTGCCGCCGCTGCCGCTGGTGCTTACGCAATCAAAATTGGTGTTGAAGGCGTCAAAGCGGCGATCGAGGACGAGAAGGCACAGACACAGCTGGCACTTGCCTTGGAAAATGCCACAGGGGCAACACAGGCACAGATCAAGGCAACCGAGCAATCAATCTTGCAGATGTCATTGGCGACAGGCGTGGCAGACGATCAGCTGCGCCCAGCCTTGGGTCGTTTGGTTAGATCAACAGGCGACACCGAAAAAGCACAGCAACTACTTGCCCAAGCCTTAGACATAAGTGCGGCGACAGGTAAGCCGCTGGAAACCGTCGCAGCCGCGTTGAGTCGTGGTTTTGACGGTAACACAGCAGCTTTGGGCAAGCTAGGCATTGGCTTATCAGCTGCCGAGCTTAAAACAATGTCATTTGAGGAAGTACAAAGCAAGCTATCAGATTTGTTTGGTGGCGCAGCTGCGGCAAACGCTGACACCTATTCAGGGCGCATTGCGCGCATGCAGGTTGCATTTGACGAAGCTAAAGAGACGATCGGTTTTGCGTTGTTGCCAATTTTGGAAAAGGTAATCAACTTTATCAACAAAAATGCGTTGCCAGTAATCAATGCGTTTTCAGATGCGTTCAGTTTAAAGGGCAACGGACTTGGCGGTTACATCACAACCGTTGGCAACGTAATTGTCAACACATTCACACCAATCATCAATGGCATGGTCAAAGCATTTGGTTATGTCAAAGAAGCAATCGGTGACAATCTTGAAGTTTTCAAAACATTTGGCACTTTGATTTCAACTTATATTGCACCAGTTATCGGCACAGTATTGGGCGGCGCGTTACAGATTGCAGGCAAGATTGCAGGTGGCGTCATTGACGTCATTGCTGGTGTAGTAAAAATTCTTAATGGCTTGATTCAAGGTGCGGTGGCAGGTATCAATGCTTTGATTTCTGCCTATAACGCAATTCCATTTTTGCCAAACGTGTCAAAAATTTCAGCACCAACCGTTAATGTTCCAACAATTAAAACACCCACGGTTTCAACAAACGTGCCAAAGATTCCAACAATTTCAGCACCCAGCACAGGCGGTGGCGGTGGCGGTGGCGGCGGCGGTGGCGGCATTTCAGCTGCGTCAAAAAGCGCGGCGGCAGCTGCCGTGTCGAGTGCTGCAATTCCGTCAAACTTTGATGTAGGTAGTTTCCGCATGGCAGAAAACGCCTCAATGGGTACAAACATCACAGTTAACGTCAGCGGCGCGATCGATAGAGAAGGCACAGCGCGCACGATCGTTGACACACTTAACAACAGCTTCTATCGCGGCACAGGCGGCGCATCTAACCTGCAACTAGCATGACGCAGTGGTCTCCAATTTGGCTGGTCGAGATCGACGGCGTGGCATACACCAGCGCGATTTTGGCTAACCTGTCAATCACTTCTGGTCGAACAAATATCTATGAGCAGGCGCAAGCAGGCTACGTCAACCTGCAACTGATAGACCTAGATCAGTCAACAATTCCTGTTGACATCAATAGCAGCGTCAGCGTTCAGGTTAAAGACACAGCTGGTGTTTATGTGCCGATTTTTGGTGGCACGGTTGTTGATATTGGCATTGAGGTGCGCGACGTGGGCAGTGTCATGTTTACCCAGACATACACAATCACAGCACTTGGCGCGTTGTCTCGTTTGTCAAAATCTTTAACTAATGGCGTACTTTCAAAGGATTTTGACGGCGATCAAATTTATGAGATTTTAAGTGAAGTCGTTTTGAACAATTGGTCAGAAGTACCAGCTGCCGAACAATGGTCAGCCTATGACCCTACAGTTACATGGGCAACAGCTGAAAACGTTGGCTTGGGTGAAATAGATCGACCAGGTGATTTTGAATTGGCAGCGCGTGGGTCAAGCCGCACAGATGTCTATTCGCTGGTTTCAGCACTTGCGACATCAGGCTTTGGATACATTTACGAGGACGCGCAAGGTCGCATTTCATACGCCGACGCAACACACCGCACCCAATATCTAGCAACAAATGGCTATGTGCAATTGACGGCAAATCAAGCACGCGGTTCAGGTTTGCTGGTACAGACCAGAGCAGGTGACGTGCGCAATAACGTGACAATCACATACGGTGCGAGCAGTAGCGCGTCAGTGAGCGCGAGCGATGCAGATTCAATTTTGCAATATGGCACGCTTTCACAGATCATACAAACGACCTTGCATGATTCAGCCGATGCGACTACTCAGGCAAACCGTTATTTAGAGCTACGCAAAACGCCACAGGCTATTTTTAGCGATATTACCTTTGACCTGACAAATCCTGAATTAGACAACAGCGACCGAGACAACCTGCTCAATTGCTTCATGGGTGAGGCAGTAGCGATCAACGACTTGCCTGCCAATATGGGCGGCATATTCCAAGGCTTTGTTGAGGGTTGGTCATTTCAAGCCTCATACAATCAACTTTCAATCACCCTTAACATTTCGCCTGTTGCATATTCCTTGCAGGCTTTAGAGTGGTATCAAATTTCACCAAGCTTTACTTGGTCGGGCGTGTCGCCAACGCTTGACTGGGCACGTGCAACAATTATCACTTAACGAGGAGACAACATGACAAACCCGACAACACCGTTTTCGTGGCAAATGCCTACAGCGACCGATTTGGTCACGGACTTACCAGCTGATTTTGAGGTCTTTGGTCAAGCCGTTGCCACTTCACTGGCTGACTTGCTGGGTGGCACTACTGGTCAAATCCTTGCCAAAGCGTCAAACACAAACATGGACTTCACATGGATTACAAATGACGTTGGTGACATTACAGCTGTTACAGCCTCATCACCTTTGACTGGTGGGGGCACTTCAGGTGCGATTACCGTTGGAATTCAAGACGCAACTACATCTGTCAAGGGTGCAGTGCAGCTGTCAGATTCAACATCAACAACATCATCAATCTTGGCTGCAACACCTACAGCGGTCAAATCTGCATTTGATCTTGCCACAACCGCCAACACCAACAGCAACAACATCACCATGGTGCAGCAATACACAGCAACAGAGTCAGTATTAAAAAACATACCTTCACGAGTACCAGCTGCCGAGCAACTATTGAAGCAAGCGGTGTACTGGATTGACGCTGCACAATCTGACAACTCAGATCAGGTCTTAGACAATCAAGGGTGGGGCGCACCTGCTTTGACAACACAACTGGGTTCAAGTGCAAGCGCAGACAGTAACGACCCTAAGTTTTTAGATTTTGACGGTACAAATTACGTTTATTTGCCAGGCGTTGCCAGCAATAATTTAAGTATTCCTGATGCCACTAATTTAGATATTACTGGTGACATTGATTTAAGAGTGGAAGTGGCACTAGACGATTGGACACCAGCGGCTGAAAATACTCTTATTGCAAAATGGGTTCCTGCTGGAAGCGAACAGTCTTTTGTTTTCAATGTCAATCCTACAACAGGTTATTTAAGATTGGTTTGGTACACCGCCGCTGGGGCGACATTGGTTAAAACTTCTACGGCAGCACCAACTATTGCAGATGGCAATTCTCTTTGGGTTCGCGCTACTTTAGACGTCGATAATGGTGCAAGCGGAAACGACGTAAAGTTTTTTACATCAACAGACGGCATCACTTATACACAATTAGGCAGCACTATCACTACGGCGGGAACGACCGACATAAAGTCATCAACTGCAATCGTGCAAATTGGACAATATAGCAGTGGTGAACTTCTTACAGGCAAAGTTTCTCGCGCCCAAATCTTTAATGGTATTGCTGGCACAAAGGTTTTAGACGTTGATACTTCTGTAATTGGCAGCGGTAGCGCAACAAGTTTCAGCGCACTGACAGGTCAAACAGTTACGATCAACCGATCAACTTCAGGCAAAAAAACAGCAGTAGTCACAGCACCAATATGGTTGCTAGGAACTGACGATTATTTGACCGTTGCAAATAATGATTTGTTAAACTTTGGTGCAACTGAATCATTAACCTTGTTAGTTTGTTATCGCCAGTGGAATACACAGGG